GTGACTGACCTACCTGATTCTTGACCAACAGCTACATTAAAAGCATCTGTGGCAGTAGTAAAGTTTTGATCCCCTAAAGCGGCAGTACCAATTGCAACAGATTTACTACCTTTTGTGTCTGCCGTTAAAGAGAAGTAACCTAATGAAACATTAGACCCTCCCACATTTAAGGCATCGCCAGCAAGAGCGCCAATGAGAGTGTTAAGTGTGCCCGTTGAGACTGTTGTACCCGCCGCATAACCAACAGCAGTATTATTACTATCAGTGGATGTTGAGAAGTTTTGACTAGCTAAAGTTAAAGTACCAATTGCAACAGATTTACTACCTTTTGTGTCAGTAGTTAAAGAACCTCTTCCAACAGCAGTATTATAATCTGCATCAGTCAGTGCATCTCCTGCTCTACCCCCTACAAGAACATTTTCTATGCCTGTAGATAAAGAAAGACCTGCTAAATACCCTATAGCCGTTGATTCAGAATCTGCACCTGCGTTAAGAGTTTTAAGTGCTTGATAACCCACAGCAGTATTTCTGCTATTTGCGTCTTCTGTTGACAGAGCTTCAAAGCCTACTGCTACATTAAAATCCCCAGTTGTAATTGCAGTGCCAGCCTCATCGCCCACGACCACGTTGTTGTTACCGCCAGAGGCTATTGAGTTACCTGCGTTGACGCCAAGGCGTAGGTTAGATGTACCTGCTGTAGTGGTTGAAAGAGTTCCCCCCGTAGATGGAATCACAACATTACCACCACTGGTAATTGAAAGTTTTGAGGTGGCCGCTTCAGACGCCCCTGTCATAAACTCTAAGCTGGTAGCGTTACTAGACGAACTAAAGTCGCCCTCTGAAATAGCCTGTATAGCCGCCGCAATTAAAATGGCGTCCGTTCCCGTGCCTTCGTTTGGCGCTTGGAAACTAATCTTACCCAGAACATCATCGGCAGCAATATCAGCCTCTGCCGTTTGCAGAGTTAACAAAGCCGTGCTGTTATCACCCGTGCCGGGGTTTTTAACAAACAAGCTGGGTACGTTTAAATCAGTAAGCGCATCAACTACCACTGCCCCTGATCCAGCACCATCTGAATAGACAGCTTTAGTGTGGCCGTTAGGAATGGTAACCGTAGCGCCAGAACCCTGCTTGATAATAATGTCAACAGACGAACCTGTTGTGGCGTTCTCAATAAACCACATCTTGCTGACGGTGTTTGGACCCAATGTAATGGTGCAAGTGCTATCCAATGAACCTGTATACTTTAGGAACATCGCACGACCGGGATCAGTGGCCCCATCCGCAATGGTCGTTGCGTGGGTATCGGCGTTAGTCGTAATAGCCTCAGTGCCAAAGGCAAAGGCTTCTGCAATTAATTCTAGGTTGGTGTTAGTTGTATCGCCCCAAGTTCCAGACTGTTCGCCTGACCCAATTTCTTCTAGGCGAAGATCGTTTGTATATACACTTGCCATGTTATTATCCTATGCTGCAATATCCGCCCAAGACGGTGTTTGCGAAACGGTTATGTTTAAAAAATCAGATGTTTGAGATGGTATTATTTGACCCCATGTGGTTCTCAAATTACCGACTATACCTGTTGCGCTAACGCCCGTAACTTCTACATTCGCGGCCCCTACAATGGTTGTAGAACCTATGGCAGAAGTCATCTGTGATTCGACGTTAGTTGTGAAGTAGCTTCCTAGAACAGACGTGCCTGCGACACCTGTTACAGAAACATTAGAAAGACCTGTAACGGTTACAGCGCCAACGGCGCTTGTAGCAGAAGTTCCCGTGACGCCATTTATCGCGTCACCCGAAGTGGCAACGCCTGTAATTGCACTGGTCGCAGTTAATGGAAAGGCAACATTGGTATTCCAAGTGCCAGTATTCCACCCTTGTATGGAGCTATTCCACCCCTGAAAGGCTGCGACCGAATCGGCCATTAGGCTATCCGAATAATCGCGTTAGAGGCGTCCGCAGTTGGAAATACAATCGTAAAGTCGCCAGAACTGGCAGCTTTATCTGCGCCGAAGTCCAATACGCATACGGTAGGATCACCAGAAGCGGCTTCGTTAAAAATCAACGCGCCCCGCACCGCCGAAATAGTAACCGTCGAAAACACCTCATCAGCAAAATCGGTAAGCGCGGTTGTGCTGCTTGCGACCGGAGTAACACTGGTCAGGAAGTTGCCCTTAGCGGTATAGTTTGTGCCACTGATTTCGTTGGTTGACGTATACGCCGTGGTCGCAGCGGTAAACGAGGAGCTATTATTGTACAAAGCCAGTTTAAATTGGTTACTTGCCGCCGTAAAGTTGTGAACGCCCTTCATTAACTCTACTTTAAATGAAGTGCATAGAAAGTTGCCACTGAAAGCCATTACATTTTCCTTATATATTCGGCCAACTTTAGCTGACCAGCATCTTTTATTGCATTATATACCGTAGTACGATCACTTTTGATAGCCTGTTTCATATACACCTCAATGATCTTCTGCATCTCATTTCGGTATGCGTGTGCTTGATCCCTAATCGCAGGGGGAGCGTTGTCTGAAACACCTATTATTTTGTTTACGCAACGCAGTGCTGTTTCTTCGGGAGTGAACCCACGGTTGTCTGTAGTTTCAACACCCACTTTAAAATCATTGGACATAGATACGCCAAAAGACATTTCATTCATCGTTTTGGCCTCACAATTTGTCCCGTTCTGTATTCATCGGTAACTTCTTTTGATTCGCCCAACATCTTCAATCCCATCATGGCCTCTGAGAAACGCTTCTCATACATTGCCATTATATCCTGTTCACCTTTCATAAAGGTATATGCTTCTAAAAGACTGCCATACAGCAGTGCTATTTCAGCATTTTCACTTATCCAAGATACTGTAATGTCTGACCCAATAGCTGATATAGTGGCTGTTGCACCACTAATACTGCCCGTGATGGTTTCACCAACAGTGTAATTTCCACTTGGTATTTCCACTACAATACTGGTTGAGGTTGTTATAGAACCGACCTCTGAAGATTGACCACTTGTGCTGCCTGTTATTGTGTCATCACCTTCAAAAGTGCCTGAAACATTGGTTAATGTCAGTGTGAATAGACTGACTGTTAGGCTTGCTGGGCGATAAAAATAGTGCAACTCAACCGTGTAGCCGCTATCAGGTGTAGGCGATATTATAAAGTTATCAACATCAAACTGCCCGTAGTAACGTGGTGAACCCGTAGTGGCAGGATTGGGATTAAAAGACTGTATGTAGTTTACGTCTTTAAAATCTAAAAAACTTTGGAAACCTTGAGCGTTGGTAAAAGACAAAGAAAAAGGGGCAAGAAAGTCTGAGGGGCAAGTTAAAAATTTGTTTGACGCGCTCATAACCCCACTGGCGTTACGTTGGAACAAACTTAACTGAACGTTCTTTAAAATACGTTCTTCAGTGTTTCCTATAAAAATAGGCAGGTTGGCAACAAAAGTTGTTTCATCATTCTGCGTATAATCTTTTATAGCTTCTTTTAATTTTGTATATGTGTAGCTCATGTTGTCACCGTGACCTCTCCTACAGACCCTTCAGCCTTCAACCTATTGCCAGTAAAACCTAAAGCATCGCCACGGTATCCAACAGGATTGAAGCCATATTGTATGCTATTCATAGACGCCACATCAGTTTCAGGTCTAGGGTCTTTTAATGCTTGTGGGTCTGGTCTTGCTCTAAGGGGCTGAAGTTGAGGTTCCTTGCGTTCCCACTCATCTTTACCAACTAAAAATCCATTCCATTCTTTTCTCATATCTCGCAAGCGATAACGAAACCCAGATCGGTCAGATATACCGTATGCCCACTTGCCAGTGGCGTACTTAGACATATCTGTAATTCCTTAAATCTGGTGCTACACGGAATGAAGCACGATCCCTATCTTCATCCATAGCCCTTGCAAGTTCTTCCTCATAAATCGGCTTTAACATTTGGATACGGTCAGGAGATTTCTTAATGGCAATATAGTACGCTAAACCCGCTGCCAAAGCAGGATAGAACCTAAAAGGCACTCCTATTGTGTTTACATATGTGTCAGCGTCATCAAGTCTGGTTAAGGCGTTGAAGACAATTAAGTCTGTAGAATTTTCAGGCAAAGGCCATATTTTTAGATTTGGCGTTATTTGACGATCTACAAAAAACTGTGTGGGTCGGCCTGTCGTAGTTTTTGATGGAATGTTTAAGTATGTGTCACGACTAATACGGTCTAAGGAGTAATCAATGCCACTGCGCCTAACTACCAAAGACAGAATATCTACCACATCATTATCAAGCACGTATTCACCATCACTTGCAGTAAGGGTGAAGCTACGTTGCTCAATAGTCCACTGATTCAGGCCGCGATTAGCCCAATCTGCAAACAGCAAATTTAAGGAGCGTTTTGCTGTTTTCAGATCATAGCCAGTTCGTACTTCCAAGCCGCAACGCTCAAAAGCCTCTTCAATATAATCGGCTACATCTAGTTCAAAATCGGTCGAGCCTGATAGTGCCATATTATTCCTCGTTATAAAGGTTGTCGAAAACCCTGTTAACATCTAACGTGTAGTCTAGATCAGATTTAGAATAATGTATATGCTGTGATGGTTTGAAATCTGGCGCTCCCTCACCTGTCTCAAACCATGCTGGATGCGTGACCCTAACTCTGTTGTTGGGTAACGCTACTATATTGCCTGTCCACTCTCCCGCGTCCAGAAGTTGCAATACATGAGCTTGTTTGTGCTGTGCTGGATCGTCTGCTACATCTGTATCAGTATAATCCACAGTAAACATATATTTGGCGGGGTAGAACCCGCCATCAATCTTTGCCATCCAAGGGCAAGGTGTGGCCCTGTCTAGCGTGTATACGGCGTGTGTGTGGGACGGGCAGTCCCAAGGCTGCGCTGCATGCACTGGCATTGCTTCAGGCCACTCATCGAACGATTCATCGGCTACCAGAGCCGTTATGGGCATCCTAGCCCACATAGCGCCGCCATGAACGTTCTCATCGCCATCTTCATCTGCCTCACAACCCGTAAAGATAATTTGAAAACTCAAACATCTGTTCGGCATTGTGGTTACGGCAATAGCCATAGCATGCAGAAATTCGCCGTGATAACGCTCATGGTTGACCGTATATTCACGACGAACCCAGCACTTAAAGTGTGGTATGTTGCTTTGCAAAAATGGCATATTAAGCTTTTACCACCTTCATGCCCATTTTCTTTGCGGCTGAACGCAGTTGAGCTACTGTCATTTTTGCTCCACCTTTGGCTGCTCCTTTTGTTGCTACACGACCGCCTTTAATGTAACCTTTTGTAGCCATGCCGCCGCCGCGCATTTTAGAAACACCGCCCTTTGCTGCGCCTTTAGCCATGCCGCCGCCACGCATTTTGCGAACGCCGCCCTTTGCTGCACCTTTAGCCATGCCACCGCCACGCATTTTGCGAACGCCGCCCTTTGCTGCACCTTTTTTCTTCATCATTTTGTAGTTCTCCTTTTTAAAGATTTAACTCTTTTAGGCTTGCCTGCTGGCTGACCTAATCGTTTCTTTTGCGCCACTCTGCTACGCTTTTCGGCACTTGTAATTTCTGACGTAGTTTTTGGAGTTTTTTTACTGACTTTTTTACTAGGTCTGCAATAAGGAGTGCCGCGTTTCTCATCTTTTTTTCTACCGCAAGCCTTGCCTGTACGAACATCTTTCCAGTCCTCTTTGAACCAACGTTTTAAGGACGCTCCTTTTTCTGTTTTTCTAACAGCCATCAGGTAAACTTAGTAACTTTTCTGCGGTCATTCCGAACAGCACCACAACCATTGGCTATGGATTCTCCGCCATTCATCATTCTTCTCACAGGACGTTTTCTAAAATTATTATTAGCTACTTCGCCACCTTCTATCATTTTCTTACTATTTCCCCAATTTTTAGCGCCTACTTTTCGACACTTTGCAATTGCGCCAGACGCATATGCGCTAGGAAATACCTTGTATCTAGCTTTTACTTTTTTATAACATGCGTCTTTGGGAGATTTTTTAGCCATTTTTCTACCTTTCGACACTTGTTGTGAGATTTGAGACCTTGATATCGTCAATGTATTTCCCCCACATTTGTTCGGTTCTATGGGCTACAATAGAAAGATCACTTTTTATATCTATGACCTGAACGCCTAACCATCCAAAATAACCTAAACAGATTACACATAAGACTTCCATTAAGCGTTCTTTGGTCATATCAACACTTCCACATTTTATGAGGTCTTTTTTACCATGCCTTTAAGAGTTTTGGCCTGACCCGCATGTAGCTTTGAGGCTTTCTTTAAACCCTTAATGACTTTTTTTACTTTTCTCTTGTTACCTTTAGTCAACATCAACACTTCCACCGTTTTCTGGCTTGGCGCAAACGACTATTTGGGTCTTTTGCTGCCTTTGGGAATTTCTTCATCTGCCCTGCCGAACGTGCGCAGTAAGATTTGCGCCTCTTGGCGTCTTTACTGCCGGGTTTTACCTTGCCAGTAACAGCAGTCTTTAATTTAGAGCCGGGATTTGCGCGTTTGTGCGCAGCCACACCAGCTTTTGTCATTCCCGCCCCTGTTTTAGTGGGGCGGTAATTCTTCTTATTACGTTTGATAGGCTTATCAGCCATCAACCATACTCTTTTTTCATTTTTAAAATAATAGTATAGGTATCTGCGGAAGTGTGACCAACTGTTGTAAACAGAACGTCACCATTCACTCCGCTACCCGCATTATTTGTTAAACCGCCAAAAGACTTATAGTCATGGTTGCCGCTTTGGTTTTCACCTAGTTCAATACAGAAAATATTGGTTGAAGCATTCCAAAGTATCTGAACCTTCATACCAATACACTGCCACCAGATTTCTTCAATGACAACGCCCGTACAGGCTGTTCCATGTGAATTAGCGGCCAACCCACTTACATCAACTTTTACGACAGCAGCTTCACCGCTACCATCAGACACGTTGGTAAACTTCTGAACTACATTCCTGTCACCGTCGATTATTGTTTGAGTAGCTACAGCA